GGTTGATCCGCTCGCCATGGGCGGCGCCCGGCGGGTGCTACGAAAGCTGGGTTACAACTTGAAAAGCCGGGAGCGTGACCGCCGCCCGGCGTTGGACGAGCTGGGGAAGGTGCTGACGCACTATCAGGACATGCAGGCGCGACGTCCGACCGTTATCAATATGTTGAAGGTTGTGGGCTTCGCCCTATTTTCAACCCGTCGGCTTGATGAAATAACCCGTATTCGATGGGCAGACGTCGACGAACCCGGTCAGCGGGTGCTGGTGCGCGACATGAAGAACCCAGGCCAGAAGATAGGCAACGATGTTTGGTGCTACCTGCCAGACGAGGCGTGGCAGATCCTCCAGACAATGCCCAAGGCCGGCGACGATATCTTCCCCTACAGCCCTGAATCTATCTCCACATCCTGGGCCAAAGCCTGCAAATTTTTAAACATCGCAGATCTGCACTTCCACGACCTTCGCCATGAAGGCGTGAGTCGCCTGTTTGAAATGGACTGGGATATCCCCCGTGTGTCGAGCGTATCAGGGCACAGGGACTGGAACTCGCTAAGGCGCTACACCCACCTGCGCGGCAAGGGTGACCGCTATGTGGAGTGGGAGTGGCACGAAAAGATATTGAGGGCGCCCGTCCAACTGGGCGCCGCATCAATGAAGTGGCTCAATAGGCGTGTTTTAACCCGTTGAGCTGGCAGTGCTCTTTAACCGCAACGGCGCGCTGAAGATCAAGGTAGGCAGCCAGATCTGTGAGGTGGATACCCTTAGCTGACTTCTGGCTCCGCTCCAAGCGGGTGATCGGAAGCTTGATCAGACCACTCATCACTTTGCGCTGGAACATCTCCGGCGTCAGGTGCGTGAAGTAATCCCTGCATACCACCTCCAGCGAGATGATCGCCTGGCCATCATATTGGGCCATCAGAATGAAAGCTGTGTTCATGATGGTTTCCCTCACATCCGAAACGATTGATGAATGAACGTAGGCCGGGACCTATTTGTTTCTGGCAGCGCGTTGTTTGACTGGATCTCACACACGAAACGGTGGCGCTCGCTGTTTGCCGCAGTAAGAGCGTCGGCCAGGCCAGATGCTGCTCGAATGCATTGCTCATATGCGTTGGGTCCCTTCCAACGTTCAGAGGGGAGAACCTGGCAGTCAGTGCGGGTCGAGTCCGAGCACAGATACAACAGTAGGAACACGGTCATACAGCCTCCCTCTGCGAAACGCTCAAGGCGATGGCGACCGGCTGAACCCATATCGGCATGCTACTGAGCATGAACGTCTCCCCAGCACCGGCCAGCAGTAGAGTGGTGCCCATAACGTGCGCAATGGCCTCGGCCGCATCCGGTGGCACAGCGTTGCCAATCCGCTCACGCCAGGCCTGATCGCTCAATCCGTCCAGCTCAAGCCAATCCTCTGGCTCGACCAGGCTTTGCAGGGCGGCAAGTTCCAGTGTGGTAAAGGGGCGGTGCCAAGTACCGTCGAGGCTCTCGATCACACAGGTCAACTTTTCACTGGGCTCTGGCATGCGTGGATCGGCCACAGACCAGCGGCCGTTGTCCTGGCGGGCACTGGCCGAAACTGCTCCACACTGATCCTTCCAGTCGACAACCCCGTAATGTCCGCCTGTGAGATACGCATCTCCCTTGACCCGTTTCATGCCGGGCCGCGGATCTTGAACGGCGAAAGCGCCTTGGCCAGTGGTGCTTCCTGCAATGACCGTTCGTGCAACACCGTCCCACTGCGCCACGTTGTATTTGGCGTGGCCGATGCCAGAATCACGTGGGTCAGCCACACTGAACGTGCCCTGGCCCGGTGATTTCACGCCGATCACCGCGCCGCTGGTTTCGTCCCACCGACGCACGCCGTACTGCTGGTATTGAAGGGCGCCGGCCCGGGCACGAGGGTCAGCCACCGAAAACTTGCCATTGGTAGGGCCGCAGCGCGCAGTCACGGTCCCGGCCGACTCATGCCATTCGTGGACACCCAAGAATCCATCACGAAACTGCGGAACGATTACCAGATCACGCAGATAGCCGTCCTCGATCGCCAAATCATTCAGGCTACGCCAGTCCTTGCCGGCGGTGACCAGGGCGAGGCGAACCCATGTTTTCCATTGCAGTGCTGGCACTCGGTGCATGGGTCCGGCGGCTTCAACGTCGCCCGCCAGCGGCATGCGGCCGAGGATCGATCCGACAGACTTGAGCGTCTTCTTCTCCGGCTCGTACAGGAACGGCGGCACCTTCTCGATGTGGCGGGCCACCAGCAAGAAGCGCTTGCGGCTCTGGGCCAAACCGCCGATGACGCCACAGTCGTGCGTGGTTTCGGCGACGGCGTATCCAAAATGCGACAGCAGCTTATTGATCTGATCCAGCAGATGCCGCCCTCGAGTCGCGAGGCGTGGAACATTCTCGAATACCAGCAGCGGTACTGGATCGTCCTTCCAGGCTTCGCCGAACAACCAGATGCAGCGCAACGTCAGTTCGTTCAGCGCCTGATATTTCGGCGTCAGACTCATCTTTTCCGACAGCAAACCCGAGGCACCTTTGCAGGGGCTCGAAATGAATACCGCGTCTGGGCGCTGATAGTTGGCTGCCCGGCGGACGTCGTCGACGGTGGCTTCATGCCAACCTGGTGGCGGCTCTTTTCCGTGAAAACGGATGTACTGGTCGCGGGTGAATAAATCCAACAGCGTGCCCTTCACACCACTCAGTCGCTGAAAGTCAGCCAGGCCGGCGGCATCAATGTCGACGCCACCGATGCACTGCCACTCGGCCTGGACGTTGCCAATGACTGGTTTGGCCTTATTGAACCCCTTGGCGCCGCCGCCGAGGCCGCAACAAAAATGAAAGTGTTTGAGTACTCGCTTGAGCATTTGCATGGTGCTTCTCCTTTTGGGGCGAAGGGGAGTTGCAGCTCCCCGTTGTTTCGCCTGTCCGCTGATTCAGCGTGCGTATCGACGCGGTTTGTTCTTCCTTGCCTCGGCCTGTGCAGCCAACAGCTCGGCCCACTCGACGGACTTTCGCTGTTGCCGGATGCGGCTACAGGTCTGGTGTTTCCGGGTGGATCGCGCTTTACCGCAGATATCGCAGCAGCTCGGCAGGTCGAGGCGGCTGCTCGCCATGGTTGGGCGCAAGCGCTCGGTTGCAGTAGGTTCAGGCATGAGCCACCGCCCTTTTTCCTTCTAGCTTGCTTGCGCGCGCGGCCTGAAATTCACTGGCCAGAATCTCGACAGCCCCTTCAATCCATCCGGATGAAGGCTTGCTGGCAGCGGTGTTGCTGATGTGTTTTTCTTGGTTGATCTGGAACCCCAGATGGAAATAAGCCGTTCCGTCGAGTTCAAACTTGATCCCGCCGCAAAGCAGCAGGTTGCCGGTGTTCACGCCCAGCTGATCCCAGTAACGATGAGAGTCCAAACGGGCTGGGCAGTTATCTCGCCAAAGGGTCAGGAGGCGTTCATGTTCGGCACGAATAGAGGCGCGCTCCGCTTTTGGTGTGCCTTTGGCGGGTTTGGCTGCGCATCGCAATGACCGATAGCCAAACTCGTCTGGGCGGCACCAGTGCACGTCGAGTTCGCGGCTGGTGCTGAGTTTGACGCCGCCGGCGAAGTGGTCGGTTATGTTGTGCATCGGTGCAACATCACCGCCGAACAAATGGCCCAGGGTGGTCAAACCGGCCTTTAAAGCAGCCTTCTGCACGTAAAACTCACGCACGATGCCAACGGTTGTTACTGCTGTGGACTTGTAAAAGTAATCGGTCATGATCATTGCCCCCCAGCAAGCAGGTGGCTTAACGCGTTGGACTCACCTTCGGGTCTCAGCTTCTCGAGCCGCTGAGTGGTGTGGCGACCATCACTGGCGCGTACGGTTGCAACTTGGCCTTCAATCGCCGTGATCACGCCTTCGCGGGGGTAGAAGCGATATCCCCGGCCCTCTGCCCTAAGTTGCATGTAGCTGACCCGATCACCGACAGCCATCTTGTTCGTGGTAGCCTCTTCGGTACCGCCTTTAGGTTGATTCGCTTGCATGGTGCTTCTCCTTTTGTGTGGTCGGTGCCGAGGGGTTGCAGCCCCTCGGCACCAGTTCGTTTACGACTCGGTCGTATCAGTGCAGGCAAATGTTTTTGCCGTTCTGCATCACATAAAAATTCACATCGGTAATCCGCTTTTGCATTTGTTACTCCTTGGGTGACAGCTGTTTATGCGCTCTTGAAAATCCAGCAGCGCACGGTGGTGGGTTTGTTGAACATCGCGTTGCCAGCAGCCTGCGAAGCACGCACAGCGCTGTACGTAGCCTTGTTCACCTCCAACAACTTTCGGCTGCGGCTGTTTACCAACAGCGTGCGCAGCGTTTTGAGGTCGGCGAGGTTTTGCCGATGCTCGCTAGCCTTTTCGGCGAATTCATTGAGGTTGATAGCAACGAGTTTCGGATCGGTGCTGTGGTTGACCTGCGGGCCTTCGCCCAGACTTTCCAAGTACTCGAACACTTCCCAAAATTCCGCCACCAGCGGGTGGTCAGCGCTGATTGACGATTGCCGTTCAAGGGCCATTTCGGTGAGCTGTTGGTGTGTCGACACCACCTGGTTCTCATCCAGCGGGCAGACCAGGCATAGGCAATCCACCAGGGCCATCATTTGGCTGTGGTTCTTGACGATCCGCTCGACGCGAATGTCTTTGATCTTGCGCAGACGTTGTTCATGGACCAGCACGCGCTCGGCGAACTTCGCCATCACCTGCGATTCGGCGCGTACGGCCAGAAGCAGGAAATGACTCAGGTGCTCAACCGGAATCAGGTTCAGGTTGTCGGCAGCAGCACGGCTCTCGGCGGTGACTTCGGGGCGTGCGAAGTGGGATTTGATAATCCGGGTAAGGATGGCTTCGGACGCGCTGACATCGGCGTTCTGGCTGATGGCAATGGCACCTCGAAACGGTGGTTCATAGGTCTCGTTGCCGCTGGTCTTCATGCCTTTGGTGCCGAGGGTGCCGCCACCGAAAAAGTCCTTCAGCTCGTCCCAGTCAAAGCCCTTGGCGTGCGCCTTGTCTGGCTCATTGCGGTCGCCCTCGATCAGCACCACCGGCATGTTGGACACTTGGCCCATGGCTCGCTGCCGGCCGGCGCGGGTTGATTTCGAAGGATCAAACCCTTCATGTTCGCGACCCAGCAATTTCCACAGAAAGGTCAGCAGGGTGGTTTTGCCGGCGCCGGCTTCGCCTGTGACTTCCAGAAAAGGGAAGGACTTGTACTGCGCCCGGATCTGCTCGGCGAACAATGCGCCAAACCAAAATGCCAGGGCGACGATGCCCTTGGCGCCGAAGCACAGCCACAACATCGGCAACCAGTCCGTGCGGTAGAGTTTTTGGTCACGCTGAATGTGCATGACGATCGACTTCTGCAGCGTCTTCAGCCGCAGTTTGTCGAACTCGAAAAAGTCCTCTTTGTTCACAACGCTGATGATGCCGTTGCGCACAGCGAGGTCGCCGAAAACGTAGCAGCCGTGAAGTTTGCTGTAGCCGACGAAGTCGATGGTCTCGACGGTTTTCAGGCCGAAGAGCTGGTCTTTCATGATCTTGTCGAGTTGCTGACCGCTGCCGGTAAAAACTGCGCCGGCGGCCATGCTGAGCAGCCGCTTTTTGAATTCGCTGGCGGCGGCTACTTGCCCACCGGTAAAGGTGTTTTTGACGCTCCCGCCGTCATGGGGGAAATCGACGCGGAAGTAGTACCAGGACTCGTCTGTCACTTCGTTGCGCTGGAAGTACAGAGCGCGGGGGTAGCAGTTGGCGATTTCCACCACGCCGCCAGACAGACGCAGAGCTTTGTCGCGGCGCTGTTTTTCACTGAGCAGCTGGTCGTCGTGGTGGGTGGATTCCTCCAGATCCTGTTTGGTTTTTTTGAATTTCGGATCATCCATCTTGAACCAG